GTGTGCGTTGATTGAATCCGTTTATAAACGGATTACACAATACAAAAATAATTTGTATAAACCGTTGACAACTAAAATCTATCCGTGTTACCTTATGTCAACGTCGTAATTCAGCGACGTTTTAACTTTCAATCATATATAGGTATACGACAATGACAAACAAAAACGAAAAACTAACACTTCAAACTTCACAAGATCTATTTATCTTTATTGAAGGCGTTGACAATGCTGATCATCACGCACGCCAACACGCATACTTTACAGAACAAGCAAAGTTAGCTATTACGGCTTTGCAAATGCAATATGTAGACATCCAAGCACTAAGCGACAACACGCCCGCAAAGGCTGGTATTTTACCCAAAGAGATTACACGCGCTGTAATAACGCAATTATGGAATGTTAAATTGTCTACTATGCAAGACTTACCGGTCATGGTTGGCGAACAACCCTATGACGATAACGCAAAAAAAGAAATAGCACAAAAACAAGAGAATCATCTCGACCATTGGTTCAAAGTGGTTAAAGCCGGAATTTTGTACGGTATGCCCCACACGCACACACACACACACGCACACGCACACGCACACGCACACGCACACGCACACACACACGCACACGTTGATACCTAAAAAGCCTTATAAATCAGACATTTACGACATACTAGGTATTACCGACCCCCACCCCCCAAAATATTATTTAGGAGTCCCCCATTTTTATATACATACTATTCCGCTCATCACACCCCTACTCCTACAAAACCAACCTAACTCTAAACGCCCCTAACCTCATATAACTCACTAACAACCGACCTAAACCTCACAACCCAACAAAAACACCCCCCGTCACTTATATAAACGCCTATCAAAAAAATTTTTCACAAAAATTCTACAAAGTAAGGTATGCTATAGGCTCATGTATGTTTATAACAAAGAAAGAATATGCAGATAGATGACGAATATGATGATTTCGTGGGAATTGACGAAGAAGAAGTCTTTGATTTTTCCACTGTACACGGATACGTTGCCCCAAGTGAGGCAGTGAAACGGAGGCTCAATGCAAAAGAAGCCTTCAAAGACCCTACATTTTTAGATGAGCAGGGGTTTCCCCCTCCACCAGAGCCTAAACTAACTTATGCAGAAAAAAACGAAGCGTTAAACATCTTTTTAGAACAGCCTGATGCCCCTCCTGCACCTACCACACCCGGTGCGGCTAAAGCGTTAGACCAACTTTTAAAGCGGTTTGATTACACACTGGCAAATTCGACAAACAAAATGCGTCAGTATGTGCTTTTTAAGCTGTTTGAACTTGCAGAGAACGAAGACCCAAAATTGCAGATAAAAGCAGTCGAAATGCTGGGAAAAGTGTCTGAAATTGGCTTATTTACGACAAAAGTAGAAGTAGCCGCTGCAGATAAACCGACAGGTGACTTAGAGTCTGAGCTTAATGACTTGATGTCTACGTACTCTATTGGGGGTGAATTAGGTGCTATTGACGTGCCTTATGAGCAGATATCCGATGAAGAGCTTAAAGGTGGTGCAAAACAAGAAGAGTTTGAGGAAGTAGAGGATGAGTAAATTAGCTCACATACCTCCATCAGATAAAGAACGTCTTGCCCAGCTTGTGCGTGAGCTTACCCGTAGAAAAGAGAGAGAAAAAGCACAGACTGACTTCTTAGCGTTTGTGCAGGCAGTATGGCCTGACTTTATTTATGGTCGACACCATGCACGAATAGCCTCTGAGTTTGAGCGCGTAGCCAAGGGCGAGTGCAAGCGGCTTATCATTAACTTAGGTCCACGTCATACAAAGAGTGAGTTTGGTTCGTTCCTTCTACCAGCTTGGTTTCTTGGACAGTTTCCTAATAAAAAAGTGATTCAGTGCTCGCATACTGCTGACCTTGCGGTGGGTTTTGGTCGTAAAGTGCGTAACTTAGTAGACTCTCCGGCGTATCAAGAAGTGTTCCCCAATGTAGGCCTGCGGTCTGACTCAAAGGCGGCGGGAAGGTGGAACACCAGTGCAGGCGGTGATTATTTTGCTATCGGGGTTGGTGGTGCAGTAACCGGTAAAGGTGCTGACCTGCTGATAATTGACGACCCTCACAGTGAACAAGAGGCGGCGATAGCGGCAAGTAATCCTGAGATTTACGATAAAGTGTACGAGTGGTACACGTCTGGGCCGCGTCAGCGTCTCCAGCCTGGCGGAGCCATAATTATCATTCAGACTCGGTGGTCAAAGCGTGACTTAACTGGGCAAGTGCTTGAGGCGGCGGCGCAGAGAGGCAACGAGAATTGGAGAGTAGTAGAGTTTCCTGCCATATTACCATCGGGCAAACCGCTGTGGCCTGAGTTTTGGAGTCTTGAGGAATTAGAAGCGACACGCGAAGCGATTGACGTGTCCAAGTGGCAGGCGCAGTATCAGCAAGACCCGACCTCTGAGGAAGGGGCGATAGTTAAAAGAGAGTGGTGGCAGAGATGGACAAAAGAAGACCCACCACCTACAGACTTTATACTCATGACTTGGGATACGGCGTTTGAGAAATCGCAGCGGGCTGACTACAGTGCGTGTACGGTGTGGGGAGTGTTTTACCAAGATGATGAGAACGGTAAGATGCAGGCTAATATTATTATGTTAGATGCGAAGCGTGGGCGGTATGAGTTTCCTGAGCTTAAGCAAGTTGTGCTTGATGACTATAACTATTGGCAACCTGATAGTATAATTGTGGAAAAGAAAGCGTCAGGTGCTCCGCTTATATATGAACTACGCGCAATGGGTATTCCAGTGGGTGAATTCACACCTACAAGAGGTAACGATAAGATATCAAGGCTTAATGCTGTTGCAGACTTATTTCACTCTGGTAGAGTATGGGCACCCAACACACGTTTTGCGGACGAAGTTATTGAAGAAGTAGCCTCATTCCCCGCAGGGCAACACGATGACTATGTGGATACCGTATCAATGGCGATGGCTAGGTTTAGAAAAGGTGGGTTTATTACAACTAATTTAGACGAGCCTGAACCCGAGCGGGAGTTTAGAGGGCGCTCATCAAGACGCAGTGCATATTACTAACAACAGCAGAGAATCTAAATGTTTGATAAAAGCCTAAACCAAGCACCGCTAGGACTTGAGTCCTTACTCGGCGGAGAAGAACCCGATATTGAGATTGAAATTGACGACCCAGAAGCACTACATATTGCGATGGGCGGACTTGAGATTGACTTTGGGTCACAGAAAGAAAGCGAAGAAGAGTTCGATGAGAACTTAGCTGACCTCCTAGATGATGGAGAGCTTTCGTCTATTGCATCGGATTTACTGTCTGATTTTGATGATGACGTGGCTTCTCGTAAGGACTGGATTACAACCTACACGGATGGTTTAGAGCTACTTGGTATGAAGATTGAAGAGCGTACTGAACCTTGGGACGGCGCGTGTGGTGTGCATCACCCCTTATTAAGTGAGGCGATAGTTAAATTCCAAGCTGAGGCGATGATGACGACATTCCCGTCAGCAGGCCCTGTAAAGACAAAGATTATCGGTAAAGAAACACAAAGTAAGAAAGATGCGGCGGCGCGTGTTCAGGATGATATGAACCATCAGCTTTTAGACGTAATGACAGAGTACAGACCAGAGCATGAACGAATGCTTTGGGGTCTTGGGTTATCAGGTAACGCGTTTAAAAAGGTGTACTTTGACCCACGCTTAAATCGTCAAGTGTCTCTATTTGTCCCTGCTGAAGACATGGTTGTGCCTTATGGTGCGTCTAACTTAGAAACAGCAGAGCGTGTGACTCACATCATGCGTAAAACTGAGAATGAGATGCGCAGACTTCAGGTAGCTGGGTTTTATCGTGATGTTGACTTAGGTGAACCAGACGGTCAGTTAGACGATGTTGAGAAAAAGATTGCCGAGAAGATGGGCTTTCGTGCTACAGCAGATGACCGCTACAAAGTCCTTGAAATGCACGTTGACCTTGATTTACCGGGATTTGAGCACACTGATGAGGATGGAGAAGAGACTGGCATTGCACTACCTTATGTGGTGACGATTGAGAAAGGAAGCCAAGAAATCTTATCTATTAGACGTAACTGGGAGCCTGATGATGAAACCTACACAAAACGACAACATTTTGTTCATTATGGGTATGTCCCTGGGTTTGGCTTTTATTGCTTTGGCCTTATTCATCTTATTGGCGCATTTGCTAAGTCCGGTACTTCTCTTATTAGACAACTGGTTGATGCGGGCACGTTAAGTAATTTGCCCGGTGGTTTTAAGTCTCGTGGGATGCGTATTAAAGGTGATGACACACCTATTTCTCCTGGAGAATGGCGCGATGTAGATGTACCGAGTGGTACGATTCGAGATAACTTAATCCCTCTACCTTATAAAGAACCTTCACAAACACTGATGGCACTGCTTAATCAGATTGTAGACGAGGGTAGAAGATTCGCTAACGCGGCAGATTTGCAAGTATCCGATATGTCAGGTCAAGCGCCTGTAGGAACTACGCTGGCTATTTTAGAGCGTACACTTAAAGTTATTACCGCAGTTCAAGCACGCGTACATTATTCAATGAAGCAAGAGCTCGGTCTCCTAAAAGGGATTATCGCGGCTTACGCACCGGAGGATTACAACTATGAGCCTGAAGAAGGAAGTCGAAAAGCCAAAAAGTCTGACTACGAGACCACAGAAGTTATTCCTGTATCTGACCCTAATGCGTCTACGATGGCTCAGAAAATCGTACAGTACCAAGCGGTACTTCAACTTGCGCAAGGCGCACCTCAACTTTACAACCTGCCCGTTCTTCACCGCCAGATGCTTGACGCTCTCGGGATTAAGGATGCACAAAAGCTGGTTCCACTAGAAGAGGATAAGTTCCCAGTAGACCCCGTGTCTGAGAACCAGAATATGCTAAGGTTAAAACCTGTGAAAGCGTTCCTCAACCAAGACCATAATGCGCATATCGCTGTCCACATGGCGATGATGCAAGACCCCAAAATTATGGCTACGCTGCAAGGCAACCCTATGCTTCCACAGATTCAATCTACGGTAATGGCTCACGTAGCAGAACACTTAGGGTTCCAGTATAGAAAAGACGTTGAGCTGCAACTAGGTATGCAGATGCCTCCACAAGAGGACGATGAAGGCGAAGATATTAAGCAGAACCCAGAAGTAGAAGCGGCTCTAGCTCCACTACTTGCGCAAGCGGCTACACAGTTACTACAACAAAACCAAGCAGCAGTGGCGCAGCAGAAAGCCCAGCAACAAGCACAAGACCCGCTTATTCAAATGCAGATGCAAGAGCTACAACTTAAAGCGCAAGAGATTCAAAACAAAGCGCAGAGAGACCAAGCTGAAATTCAAGTTAAAATGCAGCAGATTCAAGTGGACCGTGAGCGTATTGCAGCAGCGTCAGCGACAGCAGATAAACAACGTGAGATTGACGTTCTTAAAAACGCAGCGCAGTTAGGCGTTAAACAGTCGCTCGATAAAGGTAAACAAACTCACGATGAGAAAAAACTGCAAGTAGAAGCGCTTAAAAATGCGGCAGACATAACGGCTAAGAAAGAAGACCAGCAACGTAAAACGCAGGTCCAAGCTCTAAAAGACGCGGCTCAAATTACAGCTAAAAAGACTGAAACTGAGATGCGTATAGCGCACGAAGCTTATCAAGATATGTTAGAGCGTGAGAATGCTCAGAAAAACAAGGCGGAAGATTTAGCCCACCAAGCTTACCAAAGTATGTTAGATCGAGAACATAAGACTCACCACAAGTCTATTGATGTAGCGCATCAAGGCCATCAAGCTGAGATAAACAGAATGCATCAGAAAGAGCAAACTGAAAAACAGCCTAAAGAACCTGCAAAGAAACCTAAGAAAGGTGAAGAATAATGGACGCGTTTGACGTAGTCATTAAGCACATTGATGATAAACTAGTGCAGTTAAAAGATGCGGTTTGTTCTGAGCGCATTGACTCTTTTGAAACGTATAAGCAGATGTGCGGTGAAATACGGGGCCTTCAAACGGCCAAAGGGTATGTCATGGATATGAAGGACAAACTAGAAGATTAGCTTGGGAGAGGAGCTTAAAACCTCGATGACAGCACGGAAAGACGGCGTATTTTAATCCCACAAACAGGAAACAAAATGTCAAAGATTTTAATTGGTTCAAACCCAAAAAATCCGCAAGTGGTTGGTAGTTACGAAACAGACGCTACTAACGAAGAGAAAGCATCACAACTCCCCGTGCCATCAGGATACAGAATCCTATGTGCAATCCCAGAAGCAGATAAAGAATACGAAAGTGGTATCGCAAAAGCTGACGTAACACTGCGTAACGAAGAAGTACTTACAACCGTACTATTCGTAGTCAAACTAGGTCCAGAAGCCTACAAAGACAAAGACAAATTCCCTAGCGGCCCTTGGTGTAAAGAAGGTGACTTTATTTTAGTTCGCCCTAACTCAGGCTCACGCCTGCTCATCCACGGTAGAGAATTCCGCCTTATTAATGACGATACGGTAGAAGCAGTTGTACTCGACCCGCGCGGCATTTCACGAAAATAGGACAAGACTATGGCAGATTTTGAAAGAACAGAATATAAATTCCCCGATGAGATTGAAGAAAACGAAGACTCCATCGAGATAGAAATTGAAGACGATACGCCACAAGAAGACCGTGGTCGTGAACCAATGCCTAAACACATTGTAGAAGAGTTAGAAGAAGATGAATTAGACTCCTACGATGTAAAAGCGCAGCAACGCTTAAAACAAATGCGCAAGGTTTACCATGACGAGCGTAGAGAAAAAGAAGCGGCGCAACGTGAGCATAGAGAAGCTGTAGCGCTAGCGCAGAAACTGCTCCAAGAAAACCAACGCGTTAACCAAGTATTGGGTAATGGCGAGAAAGAATACATTAACAATGTGCAGAATTTAGCACATAAAGAATTGCAGGAAGCCAAGCGAGCATACAAAGACGCGTATGAAATTGGTGATGCTGACGGTGTAGTAGAAGCTCAAGAGCAAATGCAACTAGCCACCTTAAAACTGGCTCAAGCACATAATATGCGTACAGGGGCTTTACAAACACCTGATTATGAGGTACAACAGGCGCAAGAAAGGCTACAACGCCCAGCAGCACCGCAAGTTCCACAGCCTGACGAGAAGGCATTGGATTGGCAAGAACGTAATGAGTGGTTTGGTCAAGACAAAGAAATGAC